GCGGGTCTGTGCGCACAAGCCATTCTTGCCTTCAAGCAGGACCGCGAGGTCCGTCGCATCCGCGCGCTCATCAACCGCAAGTCCAGGGAGTACTGCAAAACAAGAACGGCGGCACGAAAGCAGATTGAGACCTTCGTGAAAGAGAATGACGGATTCGGGGTTGCAGAAAAGTACAAGGAGATTGAGGTGTTGATTAAGGAGCTGAAGACCTACACGAAGAAGGAGTGCATGCAGCGCAATCCAACCTTGATGGCAGCCATCAAGAAGGAGTTGTCGCCCGAAGGAATCTCGCGATACACGGAGTACTCGTTCCGTCGCATGATGGGTTTGCCGAGTCAATGGGACCTACGCACAAACGTCATGGTAAAGTTCAAGTAATGGAGACCTTTGTCGTCAATTTCAAGAAGCTGACCATCGCCGAGCGCAAGGCCAAGCTGGAGCAAATCATCATGTTTCTGCGTAACCAGAATGCCCACGTAGAGGCGGAGGCATTCCAGACGTTGAAGGCGTGTTATCCGACGTTTGCTTTGTCCTCAAACGAGCGGGCGTTTCAAGAGCACTTTGCGTGGATTGAGATTGCAGGTGTAGCGGCGCACCCTGCGGTGAACCATGTGTTGAGTCAGGGTTAATAGTACTGCGGGAACGTCTTGCGCAGACCCCAGTAGACGGCACCGAACACGAGCGCGTGGGTCACGGCCTGCACCTGAAGGGACGACCCAGGCGGCAGCGCCACAATCACGCCCGGAGTCAGCAGCACGAACAGAATCATCGGGATGATTACGTTGAGGTCCATTTATATCTTGTCTACGACAATTCCTCCAGGGGTGCGACTGACAACCACCTGCCCCTTGTACTTGCGTTGCAGGGCCCAGACGACATCGAATACGTGCTTGTGGAGCACACATGGGCGGTACTGGCGGTCGCCGCCGTCAATGTCCGAATAGAAAAGGTGGGTCTCGCCCTTTTTTAACATGTCCTCAATCTTGGTTGACACGACCACGACTGAGAACTTGAGTTGTTGCTGATAGGTTGCCTGGCTCATCGCCTCCAGTATTGTTGTCTACGCAGATTCATATCCGTCCCCCCTACTGCGGATATCGTTGAACTGAAGGTGCATCCAGAACTGATTTCGGTTCAGAGACGTTGTCTTCATACGACCAACCATGTCCGAGTAGCTGTTCCAGCAGTACTCAGTCAGTTCTTCCTCGCGAAACATCTTCTGGATGAACCACGCGGTCGCCTGTTCCTCGGATGGATCATACACTGGGTCGCGTGGCGGAGGGGGTCCGAGATGAACGACCGGTGGCAGCATGGAGATCCAGGAAATTGCATCCATCGCGTCGCCCCTGTACATACGCAACGCGCGCACGGCCATACCGCGATCGGTGTGCGCAACCTCCATTACCTGCTGTATGTCGTTCTCTGTCACGCGCACACCCTCGCCGATATGGAGGAGGCGGTTCTCGGGTGGCGGCGGACCCGCCGGAGGAGGAGGGTCGCTCGTCAGCTCCATGATAGAGTTCACGATATCCCCTTCGTGGCGTCGGAGGGAACGAATCGTATCGTCTCTGGATGCCTCCGTATGAGCCATCACGAGAGCAATACTCCTCTCCTCAAGGATGACGCCTCCACCGACGTCGACAGTGCGTTCGTCCCTCGGTTCGGGAGGTGCGCCGCCGGACATGCCAAATATCGTCGGCGCAAACATATGGTCGAACCCGCCATCGCTCATATGGATGACAATTCGCGGCCGAGGCGCGACCTCTGTGGCACCCAGTCCCTTGCGGCACATGGGACAGGATGGATTGTCCTTACCCCACTTGGTAAGGCATGCGATGTGGAAGGAGTGCTTGCAGGAAAGGGTGCAGTGTCCAGTAGAGTCGTCGACCTTCTCGTAGCAGATAGGGCAGTCGTCCATGGTAAAAGGTTTTGTTGTATACTCGGCGAATTCCGTTTTCAGTCGTAGAGGTCGTCGTACTTGGACGGCGGAATGCGAATGCGGAGACCGTGAGCCGAGTTGGCGGACACGATGGCGTCTGGGGGCGGAGACGCGCAGGTGTGGAAGTAGTGGATCTGGTCAAGGTCTCCAATCTCCTTGAGGCGGTTCTTGACCCACATACGCCCAATGGGTAGGACCGAGTGTTGGTTGAAGCACCTGCTCAGGCACACGCCCCCTGACTCCACGAACAGAATCGCCAGATGCTCGTGGTTCTTGTCGTCAAAGGTGGCGCGGACAAATTCGGGAATGAAGATCATTGCACGCCGCATTGCGCGCTTGGTGTTGAGAAGAGGACCGAAGACCACACCGTCCGTAATGGAGAGTGGACGCTTGATGGTGTCGTAGACGTAGGCGCGGCACATGCCGCACTCAATGCAGTCTTGGAGCTCCATGGTAAAAAGTGTTTTTGTATACCCCGCCCGTTTCCGTTTCCACGTCCCTCCGGTCCTCGGGTCCCGCTCAGAAGCCGCTGCGGTTCTGGAGGTCCAGCTTGCGGAGGTCATCGGCATCGTAGCCCGCCCACATCTCAGCCTCGTTCTCGGCCAGCTCCTTCTCGCGGAACTCAAGAAGGCGCTCCCAATGCTCCGTCTGCGCGAAGGTCATGCGAGTCTTCAGCTTCTCCTTGATGTGCTTGATGGCTGCACGCGAGTCCTCGAGCGACCTGACGGGCGTCGGGTAGGTACAGTCCTCGGCATACTCGCCGCTCTCGCTTCTGTCGCACTCGTCGCACATGGATCTGGGCGACTCGGGCAGGGGCTCGTAGTGCTCCTCGCACCTGAGAATCAGGTGGCCCTCATCGACGTCGGGCGGCCCGCTGTAGTAGAGCGCCCGTGTGGTGCAGCCCTCAACCCCGCAGGGGTGGGTGAACAACTCGGGTGCGGGCGTGCGAATCACCGCGGGCGGCTCCGGAATCGGAGACGTCACGGAATTGCGGCGACCCGTGCAGGGGTGCTGCGCCGACAGGCCCACGCAGGCATGCTGCGCCGACAGTACGCAGCCCGGGCAGCGCGTCGGGTCCAGCGCGAGACCAACGGAATACTCCTTGCCGCAGTCCACGCAGCCAGGCGGCACCTCGGGGCACCAGCCGTCGGCAGGAGCGCGGCGCACACGCTTCATATGGCAGGTGTGGCAGCAGTTGTCAGGGAACACTTGGGACCATGCGCCGCAGTCCTCGCAGTGTGTGACGGGTGGCTCGGTACAGTCTACGCACTTGCCGAGATACATGGGAACCTTGTTGGAGCAGTCGGTCTCGTTGCAGAAGAAGATGTGCTGGTTCATGGTGTTGTAGGTTGCAGTGTAGAAGCCGCGGGTGTTGGAGTGCTCGTGGTTGAAGAGGATGAACGCCATTGTAGAAGAAGGAGAGTACCGGGGGGAATGGAAAAGTATTTTAGACTTGACGAATCCGTTTTTAACACACTCCGCTGCGCTACGCTCCCTAGAACCGAGCGCCCAGGTCGAACAGCGAACCGTTGTGCTCGTAGGTGTGGGCCTGCGTGTAGGTGACGCGTCCATGGTGGACAATGTCGTCCCAGGCGTTGGTGTCCTCCTCGGCATCCAGCTCCTCGTCGGTCATCATCTTCTTGGCGCGCACCTTGCGCCTGATGGTTGTCCAGCCCTTGGTGTCGTCGGGCATGAACGGCTCACAGCGGCACGCCCAACGGTCGCCTCCACGGAGGACGATGTGGTAGGCAGGCGAGCGCCGACAGTCGTCGAGCGCCCGCAGGTAGTCCGCCCGATTCTGCTCCTGCTGGCGCTGCACGGAGAACGGGGCGTTGTAGTTGATGGGGTAGCGGGCAGCAGCCATGTTGAGGTCGGTGGTAGACATTGTAGCGTTGTGGGAGTAAGGTCTCATTCCGTTCCGCCGCACGTTTCCGTTTTTAACGACCGTTGGAGTCCCATTTGTTTGGGGCTCTGGGGTAGTTAGTTGAAGTTACTACTTGCGCTTGAAGACGAGCTTCCACACCACACCGCACACGACTGCAAACAGGACGGCGTGCGTCACGTTCACCGTGAACGTGGAGCCACCCGGCGGCAGGCGGACGAGGACACCCGGGATGAACGCATAGAACAGAACCGCGTGAAAGAGAAGTTTACCCCACATGTTGTTTACTCCTAGCTGCGACAATTTTCACGCGACCCAATATAAATGAGCAGCACCCCAGCCGCCGCCCCTCCTCCTGCGAACAAGGTTGCGACGACGACAAGCGTCGATACCGCAATCGGAACGGCTGGTGTCACGTCGACACTGCCGTCTTGGATGGCGGGTACGTGGATAATGGTCGTCGGACTCTCTGTACTTGTGTGGGTCGTATTGTACTGGGTTGGCGCGGCCAAACTGTCGTATGACACGTCGGGCTCGGGTCTCTGGGCGCTTCTTGCGTTCATCTTCGCACCCTTCTACTACCCGTACTACGCGTTCTTTATCTCCAAACCCGCACCGGCGCCCGCAATGATGGGCGGTGGCCGTGGCGGAGACCCCATTGGAAACCTCGTCAAGGCCGTTGGTGCGACACTGAAGGCTGGACAGCAAGTCGCGAAAACCTTCAAGAAGTAGGCTTGGGTTCGCCCCTGAACAGGAAGAGCATCTTGTCGGACAGGTCGTCAAAGAAGATGAAGATCGCATACATGAACATGAAGTTACTGCCGTACTGCTCGATGTAGTGCTCGAGCGCAGGTTTCAACGGGACAATCGGAATGATAAACCGCACAAAGTACGTCACCCAGAAGGCTGCGATGACCAAGAGAGATATCTCCGCAATCACATCCGACCACTGAATCCACGCAGGCTCCTTCTTCCACTCATCCGTGTAGTCAGGGAACAACAGACCGATGCCGTACGACACGAAGAATCCGAGACCCGCATTGAACAGGCCCAGGGCAACCAAGTTAATGGTCAGACTTGCAATGTTACCGTTCACCTTCGGCAGGGAGTTCACGCCTGCGTTCTTCATTATTTAAACGGTAGACAAAGAGTATAGACATATGGCTTTGGTCTCCAAGGCACCCACCGTTCTCCGCACCTGGGGCAAGCACCTCATCCTCGACGCCGCGGGTTGCTCTCCGAAGATGATTGGCTGTCCGAAGGTTGTTGATGGCTTTGCTCGCTCGCTGGTCAAGCGCATTGACATGGTACCCTACGGCCAGCCGCAGGTGGTGATGTTCGGATCGGGGAACAAGAAGGGCTACACACTGGTCCAGCTCATCGAGACCTCCAACATCACGGCTCACTTTGTGGAAGAGAACAACTCCATGTATCTGGACGTGTTCTCCTGCAAGGACTTTGACCCTGAGGTCGTGGAGGAGGCGGTCAAGGAGTTCTTTGACGCAAAGTACTTCAATAGCAAGGTGATTCTGCGTCAGGCCCCCGTCGATGTCGCGACGGCACTCGGCAAGTACACTCTGTCTTTCTAATACGGCATGAGATGTGCTCCGCTGTTCTGCGTATCTAGCGAGCACTGGTCTCGCTTTGCCCGGGTGTTGTCACCACATGTCACCGTCTCTTCCATGACTCCATTTGGTGCTGGATCCAGCCCCAAATTGATGTCGGTTGACGGACCGAATCCTTCACGGGAGAAGTAGGCAGCCAGAAGCACCAGTGCGGCAGCGGCATACACGAGGTACTGGCGCTTCATTTGCTATTTCGGGTGAAAATCATTGGGAGGCCATGGACTCCCGCGCAGCCTGCTTGGGACAGGTCGCGCACTTGGGGGGTACATTGTCAAAGGCCTTACCGCCTGTAATGACACCGATTGTCGGGATAAACGTCATGGCTGCGATGGCGATCAAGACAACCGCAAGGAGAACGTAGTCCCACATTTACTTATTCGCAACACTCTCCTCGTTGGACTCTGGCGCAGGGAAGAACTCCGAGGTCGTGCGGTGCTTGTTGCACGTGCAGTACTTGCCGCAGACGAGCTGGTCTTCAAGCGGGCGGCGCCCATGCTGGCGACACACGATGGTATCGCCAACCTTCTTGACGTGGGTGCAGTAGCGATCGCACTCCGTCTCGGCCTCCTTGCGGATAGGACAGAAGTAGCGAGTTCCCCAGTGGCATTTGGGGCAGATGTGCTTCTCGCAGGCAGAGCAGTTGGGCTTGAAGTGGACGACGAGCGTGGTGGAGCAGTCAGGGCAGGACATTTTGGCAGTTGCTGGGCGACTCATTTACGTTCAGCCACGTTAAAATCCGTTTTTAGAACAATGCGGAAGACAAGGTCCCATCGTCATCGCAAGCACAGGCAGACCCGTCGTCGCCCTCGCGTCGCCGTCAAGCGCATGTCGTCGTCTGTGGGTATGATTGAGCCCGTGCGTATTCAGCCTCCTATGCTCGTGCCACGGAAAGGCTTACAGATGAAATCTAAGGAGGAAACAAAATGAGCTCCGACACAGCAGCTGTTCCTGAACCGGTAAGTGCGACGGGTCCGACGGGTCCCACGGGTCCCACGGGTCCCACGGGCCCAGTGCAGGTGGATGCCGCGTCCAAGGCCGCAGAGGAGATTGCGGGCATGTACAATGTGATGGACTGGAAGAAGCCTGTGCCGACGGCGCTGGCGGTCTTTGCTCACGTGTCCACCATGACGGCCCTGACGGGTGAGGAGCGTCTGCGGGCCGTTCAGCGGGTACTTGTCGCCGTTGCCCTGCGTTCGGGGACGAGTGCGGATGAGAGTTCCGCGATCTTCTTCGTCAATGAGGTCCTGCCCCACATTGTTCACGCAGTGGAGACGGTGGCGTCTGGCAAGCTGCCTGCGGTGGAGGCGGTCAAGGACTTTGCCCAGAAGGAGATGAAGGGGATTGCGCCCATCGTGGTTCCCGAGATTCAGAAGGTTTCAGGTTGGTGCTGCAGGTAAACCATGGGTATCCCGTACTACGTAGCTAGCTTGTTGCGCAAGAACAGGCAGATTCAACAGCATTACACTACGTTTGAGGCCGATGCCTTCGGGATTGACTTTAACTGCTTCATCCACGCAGTCCTTGATGACATGGACCCTGTGGGAAGCATTGTGCGAGGACTGCGCGAGTACCTTGCAAGGATTACGTGTCCGCGCATCTTTGTGGCGTTTGACGGACTGGTTCCGTACGCAAAGATTGTCCAGCAGCGGTATCGCAGGTTCCGAAAGCCCGACCATGCTGGGGTCTTTGACCGCCACCAGATCTCGCCCGGGACTCCGTATATGGTGGAGCTGCTTCACGAACTGCGACTGGCTTTCCCGCAGCTGACGTTCTCAGGAACAGACGAGTATGGGGAAGGGGAACATAAGGTTTTTCAATGGCTGCGAAGTCTCGAACCCAACCATCGCAAACGTATCGCCATCTACGGGTTGGATGCAGACCTGGTTCTCATCGCGCTTGCGCAACGCTCGTTGGGCGATCTCTACCTACTTCGAGATGATGACGCCTTCTCCGTCCGAGCTCTTGCTGGAGCTCTTCCAATGGACGTGGATGCCTACATTCAAACGGCCATCCTCTGTTTCGGCAATGACTTTATGCCGACGCTGGCTTTCTACTCCCTTCGGGAAGACGGACACTCGCGTGCGCTAAAGTTCAGTCTGGAGCAAGCGGGTCCAGTGGAAACCAAACTCCTCACGGAGCGCCGCAAACCAGGGTTCGGATGTGCCGACGGACATGCTCTGGAAGCGAGGGTCGGTGCTCAGTTGCTGGACGGTGTGGTGAACTGGGAGCCCGTGTGCGAGGCCTTTTGGAAGACGTACATGTGGACGCTTGAATACTTCACCACGTCTCGCGTCCCCGACTGGTGCTGGGTGTATCCCTATGCAGAAGCGCCCTTGATCCAGACCCTGCTGGACTTTTCCCCCAAGCCGCACGAAATGAAGTGGGAGTACCCGACACCTCCGTTTCATGTGACGAATCAGTTGCAGTGTATTCTGCCTAGGGCCTCGCTTCGGACAGCTAGGCGACGCGTGCGATATCCCGACGAGTTGTACGACGAGGCAAAGGATACGCGGTACCCGTGGATGAAACGGTACGCATGGGAGACGGATCCGTATATTTCGGTTCCGTGGCACCCGGTGTTTCCGCTCACCTCTGTAAGCGAAATCGTCCTCCCGAAATACCAAGCCGCTGCGTCGATGGAGGCGCAGATGGCATCATCGCCTTCGTCGGTTCGCCCTCGGGGGGCATCTGGATCTTCCCGAGTGTTGTCAGGCCCTCGGGAATCAACTCGCTGAAGTCATCGGACCGAGCCGATGCATACGACGACTCGATCTTGTTCATCTCGGCAATCTTACGAAGGGCGGCGATACCCGAAGCGTCTTGCATCATCTTCCAGTGACGAGTGATGTGAGTATAGTATGCCTGGCGATATTGCGTAGCGGTTCGTGTCTTGACGTTGTTCTGCAACACCTCAAAACACGCAGCCACCGAAGAGTAGATGGGCTTGTTCAACCGATGGTTGACTGAATTGTGGGCACGGAAGGAGAAGAGCAGGAACGACGCTCGAGACTCGAGCATCTGCGGAAATCGGGAACGATATGCAGTCAGTAGCTCCTGAAAGTGTTCCTTACAGGACGGGCACGTAATCGTCCCCTGAAACAGGTCGAGCCAAGAGCTCACCAAGGCCTTCTCTGCAGGGGTTGGTGAATCTGGATACAAGGATGCCATGGAGTGCAGGGTCATCCACCCAAGGGGTCCCCACACAGACGTCATTACTCTTTACGAGGAAATACCTCACTTTAAAAAACCACCTAGTGCAGCCGCTGTGTGAATCTCCCTAACCAGCTTGGAGGGTGCCTTAGGACTGAGATGATGTCCCGCCTTTGTAAGGTCGGCACGCATCTCTTCGTCTGTCATACGTGATGTCCTCTCGCTCGCCGCCTGATACTGCTTCCGTTCTCCGACATCCGTGAGAACACGAAGGGTCCCCCGGTTCCCTTGCTCCCTCTTGAGGGGAGGACTCGTAGTCGGATTGGAAGAGGGTACGAGTTTTGCCCTGCGTGTCTGGCGGGTGCCCTTCATGACTCCCATTGGAAACGTCGTATGCATCGTGGCCTTGGCGGTTTTCTTGGCAGCTCTGGATTTGGGCAGCACGCGACGACTCTTGGTAATCTTCTTAGGTGGAGTGTCAGGCTGAGTCTTGGAGGCCTTTACGAAGACCTTCTTGATTTCGCCTGCAGCGGCTTCCATGCCTCCTTTACTTAAAAACGGATGATTTCGTTTACAGCGAACCGAGGGCACATAGTATGGAGTGGAACGCCGTCAATGCCTATTTTGAGAAGGGTGTGCGCCGTCTCGTCGACCATCAGATTGACTCCTTCGAAGACTTCGTTCGCAACAAGCTACCCCTAATCGTTCAGTCGACCCCGCCCATCACTGTGTGGCACGAGCAAGATGAGAAGCTGAAGAAGTACAAGTACGAGCTCCGCCTGTCCTTTGAGAACGTCACCTACCTCAAGCCCCGCCTTCAGGAAGCCACTGGACGCGTGAAGCCCATGCTTCCGTCCGAGGCCCGTGTCCGCAACTTCACCTACGCCGCACAGATGCACGCTGACGTGCGCTTTGTGGCTCGCACCTACAAGGGCCCCCTGCTGGACAGCTACGATGAGGAGTTCCGTGTGTTTGAGGGCATCAGCCTCGGCAAGTTGCCCGTCATGCTCGGGTCAAGTTTGTGTCTGCTGAAGGATTACCCTGCGACCCTGACGGATCTCGGCGAGTGTTCCCATGACCCGCTTGGCTACTTTGTGGTCCACGGCTCGGAGCGCACCATCCTCTGCCAGGAGAAGGTGGCCGACAACCGCATCATGATCTTCCAGAACAAGAAGACGGCCTCCAAGTACTTCTACTCAGTCGAGATGAAGTCACTGCACGAGTCGTTCACGACACCGCCCAAGAAGCTGGAGATTCGGCTGTCGTCCAAGTTCAATGGCTTTGGCTACCCGATGGTTGCGTGCGTGCCCCGCTTCCGCGAGGACATTCCGGTGATGGTGTACTTCCGCGCCATCGGTGTGACCAGTGACCGCGAGGTGGCTCGCCTGATATGGGGCGATGATTCAGATTCGCACGTGGAGATGCTGGGTGCGTCCTTCCGCGACGTGGCCGAACTGGGTCTCTTCACCCAGCAGGATGCGGTCCAGTACCTGACGGGCCATCTGCAGTATGGAACCAATCAGGAGGACAAGTGCGCCTACGTTCGCCAGCTGCTCACCACCGAGTACCTTCCGCACGTGCGCTTCGCGGGCGAGTCCACGACGCCTGAGGTATTGAATGCTCGTCGGGCTCTGCTAACGGCCTCCATGATTCGCAGGCTCCTGCTGACGTATGGCGGACACATTCCGCTGGATGACCGCGACGCCTACCCGAACAAGCGCGTGGTCACGACGGGTGCTCTGTTGACGCACCTGTTCCGCCAGCTGTTTCAGAAGGTCTGCAACGACACTCGCAACGAGTTCGTGCAGGAGGTCAACAATGATTCATGGAAGAAGGCCGCAGACGGCAAGCCTGCCCCTCTGGAGATTCTGAACATCAACAACCTCTACAAGATTCTGAAGTTGTCCACCATCGAGGGCAAGCTGAAGCAGGCGCTGGCTACAGGCAACTTCACGGTACAGGGTCTGGGCACCTCCAGCTCCACGTCGCTGTCCAATGCGACCAAGGTGGGCGTCTCGCAGGTATTGGCGCGCATGTCGTATGCCGCCACACTGTCCCACCTCCGCCGTATCCAGACGCCTGTGGAAAAGTCAGGCAAGCTGCTGGCACCTCGCAAGTTGCACGGCACCTCGTGGGGCTTCATGTGCCCCGTGGAGACGCCCGAAGGCCACTCGGTCGGTATCGTCAAGACCATGTCGCTGCTGACCTCGGTCACGCAGCACGTGCCGAGTCACACGGTGCTCCACTTCCTTCAGGAGACGCCTGGGATTACGTGGATTCGGCAGGCGGTCGTGTATCCAGGCACATCCATCACGGTGAATGGCGTCCTGACTGCATACACGGAGAGTCCTCACGATGTGGTCAAGTCCTTGCGCGCGGCCAAGCAGTCGTTCCGCCTGCACCCACACACATCCATCGCGTGGTACACTCTGCTGAACACCATCATCATCGAGACGGACGGTGGTCGCGTGGTACGCCCGGTGTTCCGCGTGGGCGCCGAGCCACCTGCCGAGTCCGAGCGCGGCGACTGGAACAATTGGGTCAAGGCGTGTATGGAGTACATTGATGCGTCCGAGACGGAGACGCTGCGGATTGCCCTGACCAAGAAGGAGGTGACCTCACATTCCCACCACGAGATTCACCCGTCCATGCTGGTGGGGCACATGGCAGGAACCATTCCGCTATCGGACCACAACCAGTCACCCCGAAACACCTACCAGTCGGCCATGGGCAAGCAGTCCATGTGTGTCTACGCGACCAACTTCGCCAGGCGGCTGGACAAGAACGCGTACGTGCTGTGTTCCATCAGCCGTCCCCTCGTGGAGACGCGGTCCATGAACATCCTGAAGATGCACGAGATGCCGTTTGGAATGAATGCGGTGGTGGCCATCGCCTGCTACGGCGGGTACAACCAGGAGGATTCCATCATCATGAACCGTACAGCCGTGAACCGCGGTCTGTTTCGCGGTCTGTACTACACGCTCTACAAGGACGAGGAGCACCGCAACGTGACGTCGGGAAGGGAGGAGAAGTTCATGCGCCCGCAGAAGCATGCGACTCGCAAGTTCAAGACCTCCAGCTATGCGGCCATTCACGAGTCGGGTATTCCCATCCTGAACTCGACGCTCAAGGAGAATGACGTGGTGATCGGGAAGGTCGTGAATCTGCGCCACGACACTGCAGGGTATGCGTTCCGCGATGCGTCGACCACGCACAAGAACGGCGAGGACTGCCGCGTGGATGGCGTGTGGCAGGACAAGAACTCCGATGGGTATCCGTTCGTGAAGGTGCGCGTGGTGTCGGAGCGTGTGCCGCAGATTGGAGACAAGTTCTCATCCCGCCACGGACAGAAGGGAACGGTGGGTATGCTGCTCAACGAGGAGGACATGCCGTTCACAGGTGCAGGTCTGCGCCCCGACCTCATCATGAACCCTCACGCGGTGCCTTCCCGCATGACCATCGCACAGCTGATGGAGAACATCTTCGGCAAGATTTGTGTGCGCAAGGGCACACTGGGCGACGGCACGCCCTACGACCACATGAAGGTGGAGGACCTGAAGCAGCACATGGTGGAGATGGGCATGCATCCGTACGGCAACGAGATACTGTACAACGGACAGACGGGCGAGATGATGCAGGCGGAGATCTTCATGGGTCCCACCTTCTACCAGCGCCTGAAGCACATGGTCATCGACAAGCAGCACTCTCGGGCCCGGGGTCCGATTGTGAGCCTGACTCGCCAGCCGTGCGAGGGCAGGGCGCGCGATGGCGGTCTGCGTGTGGGAGAGATGGAGCGTGATTGCATGATTTCACACGGTGCGTCCGTCTTCACGAAAGAGCGTCTGATGGATGTATCCGACCCGTTCCTGACGGGCATCTGTAAGACCTGCGGGACACTGGCAGTGGTCAATCCACAGGAGGGCATCTACTCCTGCGGTTCCTGCGGCAACAAGACGGACTTTGTGCAGAAGACGATTCCGTATGCCATGAAGTTGTGGATGCAGGAGTTGGAGGCCATGCACATCGTGCCTCACATGGTCATGGAGTAAAGTGTTGGGAGAGAGTAATTGGGTTGGGTATGTCTGGTAAATCCCTGGCTCCTGGCACGGGCAAGATGCGACGTGAGTTACAACCGAGCGGTTCCGCTAGCGCTCAGGGCGCTGCCGCTGGGACTTTTTACCCCCGCCCCCGCCCCCGCCCCTCCCGTTCGCAGCGGATACTGGGCCCCAGTGACCCTGAACCAGACGGTCCAAAACTCCTGCTTATGTCTCACGGGGGAATTCCAGACCTGAATGTTGTAGCCGTTAATTCCGAGCTTGCAAGACTGACAGTCCCTCAACACTTTCGGATTGTCTATTTTTTCGACCCGCTTGCTACTCAATCAACGACAACCTGGTCATGTCCAGAAGAGGTGGCAAACTGGTGTACCAATGCAAAAGATGTACGCAGATGGGTGTATTCAGGCGGGAAAAATCCAGGAGGGACTACGTATGTCGGACGATTTCCAGTCGTGAGTTTTGAATCAGACGGATCGCTGGGCCTCTTTGCGTGTCCGAGCGATAAAGAGGAGGAGATGCTCGGTTGGGGTACACGCACGTTAAAGGATGCTGAGGAGAAACTTGAAGACCGATTTACTCGACTCCGCAAGCAGCGGGTAATCGACGCTAGGAGTAACCTAAACAAGTTGGCGAGGGAGGCGGGGCAACAGCAACAAATCTGGTATGTAGAGGACTCCATGACTCTGACCGACGTTCTTCAAATCACCTCGGAGCAGTTCAAAGCCAACCCCGAAGATGCCGCCGCTATAGAGGCGCTCGGCTCGAAAGAAATAACCATCTACATTGTTTCATGTTCTATCAAAGAGGGGGTCCGTCCTGTTCGGCGCGTAGACTTCGGAACCCAGGACGTTTGGCGCTTGCAAGGGAAACCGTTGGGTGGTGTCAGACGTAGTCGCCGTCGTGCTCGGACACGCTCTGCTCGGACACGCTCCGCTCGGGGACGCCGTGCTCGGACACGCTCTGCTCGGACACGTCGCTCTCACTCATAGGACGGCGCCGACGGGCGCGATACCAGGTGTGCACAAGACACACGACTGCAACGATTGTAACCGAACATGCGACACCCGTCGCGAGGGCGGAATCGGTGTCCATTCCCCTTTTTTGTTGAGTGCGTATAAATGGCCTGCCGTTGCTCTTCAAAGCGCACTCACCGCATGCTGTTCAAGAAGTGGGCGTCTCAGGAGGCCCGCGAGATGTCGCACAAGGGCAAACGCATGACGTTCCGCAAATGGGCGGCTCACGAACTCAAGGAAAAGTCCCACCCGGGCAATCCGTCGTTCAAGAAGTGGGCGGCTCAGGAGATGCGTGAGAAGTCGCATACACGCCGGCGCCGGTAAGTATACATGTCCGTTGAAGTAGTGATTGGCCCCATGTTCGCAGGCAAGTCATCGTACGCTATGTCCGCAATTCGTAAACATACTGCTCTTGGCCAGCGAGTGCTGGTCATCAAACCTGCGTGTGATACTCGGTATGGGGCGACCCCCGAAATCACAACGCATGACGGGGATTCGCTTCCCTGCTTCATAACCCACACACTGAATGCCGTCACGCCCGAGATGATGATGGGATGCGACGTGGTGGTGATTGACGAGGCCCAGTTCTTCGGTGGACTGTACTACTTTGTTCGGGATGCCGTGGATGCGTGGCACAAGGCAGTGTACGTGGTCGGACTGTCGGGTGACTGCACTCGCAAGCCCTTCGGAGAGATACTGAATGTCATTGCTCTGGCCGACAAGGTGACAACGTTGGCCGCCATCTGTGTGTGCGGGAACGAAGCACACTTTACACGCAGACGGCACCCGAATCCAGGTCAGGTGATCATCGGAGGCGCAGAGATGTACGAGGCGAGGTGCCATGCGTGTTTTCAGGGGTAGTCGTCGCCCCAAGGAAATTTTCTTGCGATGGAACATAACAGCAATATGGGTGGTGGTCTCTTACAGCTTGTCAGCTATGGTGCGCAGGACATCTACATCTCGGGAAACCCGCAGATCACCTTCTGGAAGGTGCTCTTCAAGCGCCACACGAACTTCGCCATGGAGTCCATTGAGGTTACCTTCAACGGCCAGGCGGACTTCAACAAGCGCGTGACGGCCATCATCAACCGTAACGCGGACCTGATGTACCGCACGTACGTGCAGGTTGTGCTCCCGGCGGTCGACCTGAGCGCCTCGAGCTCGGTCGCGACGTACGTCAAGCGCTTCCGCTGGCTCAACTACGTGGGCCACCGCCTGATCAAGACGGTCGAGCTCGAGATTGGCGGCCAGCGCATTGACCGCCAGTACGGCGACTGGATGCAGATCTGGACGCAGCTGACGCAGGATGCGGGCACGATCCGCGCGCTCGACGAGATGGTGGGCAACAGCCACGACCTGGTCCTGATGAAGGACGGCAACGGCTATGCGCTGGACCAGTCCTGCTCGGGTGCTGAGCTGACGAACTCCTGCGCGCCGCGCGCGGGCACCCCGGCTCGCACGCTGTACATCCCGCTGCAGTTCTGGTTCTGCCGCAACCCGGGCCTGGCGATCCCGCTGATTGCGCTCCAGTACCACGAGGTGCGCATCAACGTGGAGTTCGAGCAGTGGATCAACTGCTCGTACACGGAGCTCAAGACGGGCTCGGCGCCGACGAGCATCCAGTCGCTGACGGCCGCGTCGCTGTACATCGACTACGTCTACCTGGACACGGAGGAGCGCCGCCGCTTCGCCCAGCAGACGCACGAGTACCTGATTGAGCAGCTCCAGTTCACGGGTGCCGAGTCCATCACGAGCTCGAGCAACAAGATCCAGCTCAACTTCAACCACCCGGTGAAGGAGCTCATCTGGGTGTGCCAGCGCGACTCGTTCGTTGACTGCACGCAGCCCGCGTCGGCGCCGATCGCCGAGGTGAACGGCATGCAGCCCTTCAACTACTCCGATGACTTCACCACGGAGGGTGTCATCATGGACGTGCTCGCCCGCGGCCAGCTTGGCGGTGGTGCCTCGACGGTGGTCGTCCCGACGACCTCGGATGGTCCCTCGGGCCCCTACCTCCCGGGTCTGGGCATCCAGCAGGGCCCGTCGCTCCAGGGCTCGAGCTGGCTGGACACGAACGGCAACGTCGGCGACCAGGCGGCGCTCTTCGAGGACACGACGAACTACCTGCTCGCCAAGGTCCTCCTCGACTCGGGCATCAAGTGCTCGGGCAAGAACCCGATTGAGGTCGCCAAGCTGCAGCTCAACGGCCAGGACCGCTTCACGGAGCGCGAGGGTCGCTACTTCAACTTCGTGCAGCCGTACCAGCACCACACGCGCACGCCGACGGTGGGCATCAACGTGTACTCCTTCGCGCTCAAGCCCGAGGAGCACCAGCCCAGCGGCAGCTGCAACTTCTCGCGTATCGACAAGGCCACGCTGCAGCTCACGGTGTCCGTCAACACGGTCCGCTCGGGCCGCACGGCGCAGGTGCGCGTCTACGCCGTCAACTACAACGTGCTGCGCGTGATGAGCGGCATGGGTGGCCTGGCCTACAGCAACTAGAGACCTCCGAGAGGTCGAAAAACCCCAACACAAAACCACAAATGTGGGTGGAACACCACCCGAATTTGTTGTTGATTACGCCTTCTTGTGCTGGTTCGTTCCGATAACAAAGATTCCAATCCCGTTCCACCAGGGTGCGTCTGCTGGGCGGCTTAGATCAAAGTGTGTAACTGTTGTGAGCAGTTCACGCGTGTGGACAATCTCGATATTTAGGTCACGAAATGCATCCAGCGTTCCCTTCCGAACATCTGTCCAGTTCCAATCGTCCACCATGACAATGCAGCCGTCGTTAAGGTGCTGAATGTAATGCGAGATTCCCTTGTATTGGTCATCGTAGGTGTGACCCCCATCGTAGAGATACACGTCATACATGCCAAGCTTCGAATGATCGACTGTCCATGCGTCCGACTCAATGAGCCTATACGTGCTCTTTCCTTTATAGGTTTCAAGTGCCGACACCAATACATCCTTGCTTCCGCCGAACTGCGACCAATTGTCAATGAACGTTGCATCTACTTCGTTGGAATAGAGTGCGCTTACTGATGAACTTCCGTGCCACGTGCCAATCTCGAGGTA